TTGACTTTGCAGATAAATTGATATATAATAGACCCTATGATACACGAAGAAGATATTAAAAGACAAGAAGACCCGAAGATTAGAAGACTCAAGGCGTTAGCAAAAGCATGTGCTAATGCTCAACTTGACTCTTTCAAAAATTTATGGTATAATAAACTTATGCAACTTGCTAAACAATACAACATGACCGACTATGTTATGAGAAAGTTGATACACTAATGAATATATTTTACGTAGATAAAAACCCGAAGACAGCAGCCAAGATGATGTGTGATAAACATATTATCAAAATGATACTAGAGTCTGCTCAAATGCTATGTACAGCAAAACGTGTACTTGACGGTATTGAATATACAGACTTCACAAAGAATGGTCGTAAGATAAGAAGATGGCGACTAGAAAACTCTAACGAAGAAGCAATCATATACAAGGCAGGTTGGCTAGGTCACCCTAGTACACAATGGGTACTAAAGTCAGCATACAACTATATGTGGCTGTTCAATCACTTCATAGCACTTAACGAAGAATACAAATTAAGATGGCAAAAAGATACAGATCATGTATCAATAACTAAACTTGCTGATCTACTAAAACACCCACCTAAAAATGCACCACTAAACGCAATTCAAACAGACGCTACACCAGCAATGCCAGATCATTGTAAGATACCAGGTGACGTTGTTGGCTCATACAGAAAGTATTACATACTAGAGAAAAAAAGATTTGCCAAGTGGGAAAAACATGGTGCAGTTATGCCTGATTGGTATGCTCAAGGAATTGCAGATGATAAAACAGCGAATACAGAGCAAGGGTGATGACCTTAAAATGTTGCAAGGACATGATAGACTTGCATATTTGATTGACATTGCCAAAGACGTAGAATCATTACCACAAGAATTAAGAACAGATCAAAATAGAATACGAGGGTGTGCTAGTAATCTATGGTTGATTGGTGGAGCAAAAGAAGATAATACAATGATATATAAAATAGACGCTGACGCATTTATAACAAAAGGCACAGCGAAGTTAATAACAGACCTAGTCAATGGTTGTCCTAGAGATGAAGTGGCTGCTCTTACTATAGAGGATTTTATACCTCTAGGTGTTAGAGAACTACTTACAATGCAAAGACAGAATGGATTAGGGTCATTAATACAAAGGATAGTAGATATAGCAAATACTAAATAATATTATGAATAATACAACAGATTTTATACAATTAAATATGAACTTTTTGAATGATATTCAAAGTTACCATTGGCAAACAGAATCATATTCTGAGCATGAAACAACAGGTGAATATTATGAAAAGTTTAGTAAATTAAATGACGAGTTTGTAGAAACTTGGCAAGGCAAATCAGGTACTAGAATTAAGTTTAGTGCTGAATTAAGACCTGGCATAATGAATTACGCTGACAATGGTCAAGTTAGAGGCGAAGTACAAAAACAAGTAGCACGAATAACGAAGATTGCAGAAAACAGCAAAGTAAAAGGTCAAATGGATTTAGAAAGCATACTAGAAGATATGCTTATGGTGACTAATCAATTATTGTTTCATCTAACACTTAAATAAATGCCCATATACACATTTACAAACAAAAGAACTGGTAAAGAGTTTACCGAGATGATGACTATTGACGAGATGGAAAAGTATCTTAAAAAGAACAAACACATCAAACAAAACATATCAGGCATAAGAATTGTTGCAGGTGTAAGTGGTGCTAGTTACAGATCAGATAGTGGTTGGAAAGAAACATTATCAAAGGTTGCAGAAGCACACCCAATGAGTGCTTTAGCAAATGAAATGGGAACAAAGTCAACAAAACAAATCAAAACAGAGCAAGTTATGAAAAAACACAAGGCTAGACAAAGTGCAAAATCTAAATAATATAGGGGTGCAGAGCGAGCAACTGAAAAACAACGGTCGTATACCAGAGTCTAATAAGTCAATCCGCTCATTGCACCTACCTAAACAAGGAGAAAACTAATGGCAGACATACCTGATTTTATGAGGGAGTTTGATACAGATACCGATTACGGTTTTACTCCTGTATCGCAGAAACCAGCTGAAGAAACATCACCAGCTATTGACCCTAAAGTAGTAGAAAATTCTAATTTAGAGATAGCAAAAGTTAAGGCAGATGTAATTGATATAAAATCAATGATGAACGAGGTTATGCAGATTGTAGCAGAGAAAGACTCTGTTAACAAAGAAATACAGGACGCTGACGTATCAGAAAGATTTAAAGAGATTGAGAAGATTGTATTACCGTTTTTATACAATCTTTCAAAATCCAAAGAACCTTATATACATTGGCCTAATAGAGGACCAATCATTAAGGCACAGATGGATAAAATATTAAAACTTACAAGGGGATAACATGTTAGAAATAAAAGCTCATCACAAAGAACTAAAACGAGCGGTGAATGAAATTGAAGATAAAAGAAAAAAAGACAGATCAAATAAAGCATGGTACGATATAAGAACCTTAAAAAAAATAAAACTTATAGCAAAGGATAAATTAAATGCAACTAAGCAAAAACTTTTCGCTTAAAGAACTAACTGCTTCTCAAACAGCAGATAGACATGGTATTAGCAATAATCCAAGCGAAGATCATATGGATAATTTAAAGAAACTATGTGACAATGTTCTACAAAAAGTTAGAGATCACTATGGCAAGGTAGTATCAGTATCTAGTGGGTACAGATCGCCAGAGTTATGTGTGAAGATAGGATCATCAATGAAATCACAGCATGCCAAAGGGCAAGCTGCGGACTTTGAAATCTTTGGCATTGCAAATGCTGATTTAGCAAAATATATTATTGATAGTTTAGATTTTGACCAATTGATATTAGAGTTTCATAAACCAGAAGAACCTAATAGCGGATGGATTCATTGTTCGTATAAGAACAAAGAAGAAAACAGAAAACAAGTATTAAGAGCATACAGAAATGATGATGGTAAGACGGTATACGAACCGTATGACCCTAGTTGAGCTACTGAACGTCTTAATAATGACAGAATAGAAGAGCAGAATAAGATCATTGATCTTTATATGCAAAAAGGAATTTGATATGAAGACAGTTATATTATTGATAGATTTTAAAGGTCATCCTGCTCTAGGTGATGAGTATCTTAACAATTTAAGATATAAAGAGGTACAAAAAATACTATCTAATCCTCTAATTGATAAAACTAAAATAGTATTCTGTTCTACATCCGATAGTCGTCCAGACCCAAAGATGGATGAGATTCAGTTTATGGCAAACCAAACAGGTTTTCACTTTTTAATATACGAAGAGCATATATCTTTTGCTATGTTGAGAGTACAGTTAAGACTAAAATGTGGTTTTGATATGAATCCCGAAGATACTCAAATTGTAGTAGGTGGTTGTAACACAGGTGGCTGTGTAACAAAAGCAACTAAACTTATGAACGCAGTACAGGCTCACAATGCAGGTTACCATACAACTATGTACTTGCCAATGTGTGCTGACTATGAGCAACCAGGCATAAATGATACTGAAAGACAAATAGCAGGTTTGGTCGAATCATATAAAATATTAAAAAAATATAACGCATTTAAAATCAAGTGGGAAAACAAGTTTAAATACCTTGATTTACCCTATGTAGAGGGTGCTAAAGAGTTTGATAAGCGATAAGGCTTGACAATCTTGTAATAATCTGATATAATGATTATATAAATTTATACGGAAAGGTATATTATGTTTAAACATGTTAAATTGAATGAAGAAGTATTGCCTAAATCTTTAGGTGTAAAAGGCAAGAATCAAAACGGTGTAAGATATTATACTATTGATGGTGTTAATATGCCTTCCGTTACATCTATACTAGGACAGATACCCGAAAAACAAGTAGGTCTACAGGCATGGCGAAATGCAGTTGGCGAGAAAATGGCTAACTATATTTCTACAACTGCTATCAATAGAGGTAAGACAACTCATACCTTAATTGAGAATCACCTGAATAACGAAGACGAGAAGTCAGTAGGTATAACTGCTGTTACACCACTAGGTCTTTTTAGAATAATGAAACCATATCTTGCTAGACTAAACAATATACATTGCTTAGAAGAATACCTATACTCAAAAGAAATAGGTGTTGCAGGTCAAGTAGATTGTATTGCTGAATATAGAGGCAAACTATCTGTTGTTGATTTTAAAACCTCTACAAAACAAAGGGATGCTAATTACAATTATGCTAACTTTTTACAATGTTCAGCATATGCAAAAATGTATGAAGAGCTATACCCTAATCGCAAAATAGAACAAACTGTTATATTAGCCACGTGTGAAGACGGTTTTGTACAAGAGTGGATACACACCGAAGACAAAATCAAAGAACACCAAGAGCTGTTTTATAAGCACACAAAAGAGTTTTTTGAAAGAAATAATATAAATAGTTAGACCGAAAGGTTTAACTAATGAAAAAACTTATAACACTTATAACACTATTATTCGCTACAAGTACATATGCAGATCACCTGAAATCACCAGGTAGTGTATGGTTTCAGCAAGTACCTATTTTATGTGGTACACCTGAAAAGATACAAGCATATACCGATCATATGAATTTAGATCCTGTTAACATATCATTAGGAAGAGAAGGTATGAAAGCGAATGGTGAACCTGTTTACATGGTCACCTATTATATAAGTAAAGACGGCACACAATCTGCTGCTACAATAGATGTACCAGATGGTTCTGAAAGATGTGTACTGTTTCATTCCTTTGATCTAACTTCCGTACAATAAGAGCTTGACAAACTAGTCTAATTGAGATATAATATTATAATAAAGTGAGGATAAATTATGAGCGATAATAATGTGCCTATGGGCAACGATACACACGAACAAGATATGACTTATGAAAATGAGCAATCTATGGTTACAATACCATTGCGTGAGTATGACAAATTAAAAGAACAAGGTCAGTACATAACAGACCCGAGTCTAATTTCTATAATAGATAAACTAGAAGAACTAACAAGAGCATTAAGAAAACACATAGTCAGAAAACTATAATGTTGATGAATAGTAAAAAGTTTGCTTTGATAATAGAAGCAATAGTAAAAGAGAAAAGAATATCCTACATGGATGCCGTACTCAAATATTGTGAAGAAAATGATATTGACACAGCGTCTGTAGGTCCTTTAATTAACAAGTCACTAAAAGAGAAGATAAAAGAAGAGGCAGAAAAACTGAACTTGGTTGAGCGATCAAGCACAGCGATCTTACCTATATGAACAGTTATGAATCTTATACATTATATTTGGCTATTAAACTACACTTCACTTCCGATAGTTATGATTTTTACAGGCACAATGCCAAAGTTAATTCATCATTTAACACATTTTTAAAACGTAATGATAGATTTTTCTTTCATAAACTTACAACTAAATATACGAAGGAAGAAATGCTAGAATATTTTGTATCTAATTTCTTCTACAATTCAAAGACATGGATAGGTAATTTAGTTAGAGCAGATGGAGAAACAATTTATAACAAGTGGAAGAAATATAATCAATCTTTTACATACAATTTTAGGAGCGATTGTGTACAGCTTAGCAATGTTATTAATGATAACTCTATTCGGTTTGATGATGTGTTTCGTGTACATAATGGGCAACATCCACGATTGCTACGACTACTTCTATCTGAAAAAATATCAGTACAAACAATCATCATCTTGGATAAGGCTCTATCTTTTATTAAGAGATGGGATAAAGAGATCGCTGAAAACGTTATCTGGCCTGAAAAATCGTTTAAAATAAAGAAACTATCACCTTTTATTAAGTTTAACCTTACTAAATGTAAGTTTATAATGAAAGAGGTGTTTGTATGAGTGATGACTATGTACCTACGCCGTGTATAAACATATGTACAATTGACCAAGATAGTGGTTATTGTATGGGTTGTAGTAGAACACAAGACGAAATAGATAAATGGGGAAGACCTGAAACAACTAAAGAATGGAAAGAAAACAATTTGAAAGAGTTAGATGGCAGAGGGTAAATTAACAGAGCAAGAAGTAAGAGAAGAATATAGACAGCAACGTAAGGACAAGACATTTGCCTCATGTTGGCCTTCTAATAATGATAGTTTCTATGAGTGGTGTTCAGGATACCTAGACTATCAACATATAACAAAGAAAAAAAGAAAATGACAATAGAACCGATAAGAGAAAAATTAGATGATAAGATTGCCAAACTAAACTCAAGCAGAGTTTATAAAAAGGTAACACCTAAAGGTGACTTGTCATGGTACATCAAGTGGGCAAGTAGTATTATATTAATTGTTGCTATGATGTTTACAGCAGTAGAATTGTTTCCTATAAACATGTTTATTGCTAACATAGGGTTCATAGGTTGGTTAACTGTAGGTTTGTTATGGCATGACAGGTCCTTAATTGTATTGAATGCTATATCACTTGCAATATATTCTATGGGTCTATTGAATTATTATTATGGTTAAATATTTTGATGAAGAATGGCCTAAAGAAGAAGAATTATTAAAAATAGGACTAGAGCAATCTAAAAGAAACAAGGCAGATAGATTTCCTACTGCTGATGAGAGATGGCCTAGACAAGGTAAGATTATGAAAAAAAGAGCATTTATTATTGGCAATGGTGAGTCACGTAAGAACTTTGACTTGACAACATTGAAGAAGTATGGTAAGATATATGCTTGTAACGCTTACTATAGAGATAATCCTTTACCAGATGTATTGATTGCTGTTGACAGCACAATGACACACGAAATATATCACAAGGGTGTTGCTCATAAGATACCTTGTTACTTTAGAGAGTGGACTAAATGTCCTAACTTCATGTATGATACAATGGTGCTAGGTATGTTACATACACAAGACAAAGACAAAGCAGATAGTTTGATTACAAACAAAGGCCCAACTAATTACTATGTAATGAATGCTCATACAATCAAAGGTGAGGCAACGATAAGAAAAGAAGACGGCACGAAGTATAAGAAAGATGTTGACAATGCCCACATTTATGTATCTTGGATCACAGACGGCGATAAGACACAAGAATGGGAAGACCCAGGCTATCATGCTGGTGCAACAGCAGGTCATATTGCTTGCAAGTATGATACAATAGACGAAGTGTATATGATAGGTATGGATTTGAGATCGGATACAAAGATGTACAATAACATGTACAAAGGGACTAAAAACTACTCATCAGCACACTATGAACCCAGCCCTACAGGCATATGGGAAGCAGAGTGGTTACGAGTGTTGAAGGACAACCCTAACGTGTCATTTTACAAGGTAAATAAGGCAGATGATGATAATACAACTAATCAAAAACTGTTGGGAAACGAGAAGAATTTAACATATATTACTCAAGCACAGCTGCTTGACAAT